CCCGCCGCGGGCGACAGGTACGAGTACCCGTCCGGGGCGTTGACCGTCTTGGATGCCCCGGCCGTGTCGTACACCTTGATGCCGGAGCTGGAGATCACGACCATGTACCGTTCGACTGCATCGCGCTTGATCGCGTGGATGTGGTCGGAGACACCTGACAGCGCGCTGGATCCGAGATCAGCGATGAACTCCGTGCACGGCCGCTTGATTAGGCCGTCAACCACGGAGCTGTACGCGTTCACCTGGTCCTCCGCCTGCGTCGGGAACCGCTGCGCCGGGGGCTGCTGGCTGATTCCGTTCAACAGGCTTGGGATCGAGGTAGAGATCAGCATTCAGAATCTCCGGTACAGGACGCGGCCGACGGACCAGTTGTCGAAGATCGAGTAGTCCGCCGTGTCGCCCTCGAACTCGACCAGGGCTGCCCTGGCCTGGAGCTCGTCCATCGCCGTGAACTGGTGGTGCTCGACGCTGCCCACCATGCGGTCGGTGAAGATGCGGGATGCGCGGATGGTGATGTACCGACGGGCAGGCTCGGGAAGATCGTCCCAATCCAGCAACATGATGAGATCGGCCTTGAGCGAAGCCGTGAACTGGTAGGTGTGCGCCACCTTGTCGTACAGCCGTCGGCCGCGCTGCACGATGTCCATGTTGCCCGTGTTGTACTCGGACAGGTCGCAACGGACGACGTTCTCGCCCAGCACGATCTCAAGCGTCGTCGCGTCGGGCGTGAGCGTGATCTCGTCCTCGGAGTTGAAGTGCCATCCGATGCTCTGTATCTCCCTGGATACTTCGTCCAGGGTCGAGATCGCCATGCGTACGTCTGCGGACTGCGCCCCGGTGAGCGTACTGACCGGGGAGCTGCCGACGGTCGATAGCACCGTGTTCACGGCTTCCAGCTTGGTGGTGGTCGCGGGCATGGGATCTCCTAATGGGGGACCCCTGGTTTCCCAGGGATCCCCCTGTGTTCTCTGTCACCTGGTCAGGATCAGGCGCACTTGAGCTCGACGGCGGACTCCGGACGGAGGATGCCGTGGCCGACGGCGTAGCCAGCGACCATCAGGCTGCCCTGACGCTCGACCTGGTACTCCGTCTCAAGCTTGAGGTCCATGAGCTTGACCGTGCCGATGGCGGACTTGTGCAGCACCAGGCCGACCGTGTTGCTGAAGTTTCCGCTGTAGGTGTTCTGCTGTCCGGTGACACCCGAGACGGTCTGGCCGAACACCGTGGTCGCGTTGTTCGACTTGATGATCTTGATGCCAGCGGCCTCGTAGACCGTGCCCTTCGCCAGACTGCCGTTGGCGTCCACGAAGTCCTTGTTGATGAGCGACTTCTCCTGGATGAGCTTGTAGAAATACGTCGGCTCCAGGATGCAGTAGCGGTCATCCATCGGGACGTCCTTCTCGTCCAGCTCCTCGGCTGCCGAGTACAGGCCAGCGAGGATTTCGGCTCCGGTGACGGCGGCGCGGGTGGACCCGGCCGAGATGTCGAGCGATGCACCGCCGAATCCACCCGTGATGGTGGTCGAGGCGCGGGCCGCGAGAAGGCCAAGACCCAGGAGGTTCTTGTCCATCTGCTTCGCCAGCGCACGGCCGAGCTCCGTGGTGTAGATCGAGCGGACGTCGTAGTGGTTGCGGGCCTCGTCCAGCTTGGCGATGAACGCCGACGCGATGAGCTGGTCATCGACGTTGATGACGCGCTCTGCGTGCTTGATCTGGTTGAGGTAGGTTCCGGTGGGAACGGTGACTGCCGTGGTCGCGCTGCCGCCGGACGTCGATGCCGCGAACAACGCCGAAGTGGCGCCGTCGATGATCGAGGTTCCGGGGACGTGGTACGAAGCCGTGGCGATGCCCGTGACCGGGAACTGCGCGGACTTGCCCTCGCTGATGGTGCGGACGGTGTGCAGGGGAAGCATCACGCTGGCAGTCTCGAAGGTCGTCAGGACCTCGCCAGCGAAGAGCTTGAGGAAGAGCGCGGTGTCGGTGGCGTACGTGCCAGTCCAACCAGCGGATCCGTTGGTCGCGCCGAGCGCGGAGAGAAGCATTGGCATTTCTGTGATTCCTTGTCTTGAGTTCGTGTGAAACTGAAACGGTGCGGCCTCGGCCTTCGCTTCGAGTTGTCCGCCACAGCGGGCTCAAGTCTTGCCTGCGCCAGAAACGACGCGACGGCGTTTCCGCCGTCGTATCGGTGATTACTTGTCCTCGTTCTCGCTCACCCATTGCGGGCTGACGAGATAGTACCCCTCGGGTATGGAGACTGCGTTTGCCGACAGCTCCCACTCGTCAGGGCTTGCTCCCGGGCGGAGGGTGTAGATCCTCCCCTTGAATCCCGGTCCTGTCCGCATCGGGCTGCTTTCCGGAACGAACACGGTCCTGTTCCCGCAACCACTTGCCGATGCGATCACCAGCGCGGCGCAGACGAGCGCGGTCGCTCGGAGCATCCACGGCAGTAGAGCCGCGAGAGATGCGGCCGTCGAGCCAGCCGAACAAAGCCATCGCCACCTGGGCAACGATCCGTTCCAGCATGGCATCACTTCTTCACCATCGTCCGCGACACCGTGTAGCCCAGCGCCGAAAGGACGGTCGCGGCCAGGCCCAGGATCTTGTCTCCGGCCGATTCCGCGGGGAACACTCCCGATGCGAACGCCGCCCCGATGACCATTGCCACCACGGACAGCCAGAACTCGGTGGTCTTGTACCCCGGCTTCGACTCATTCATTGCGTGACTCCGAACAGGTTGCTGGACTTCATGCGCGCAGTCACGTCGGCACGGTATGCCGCGTCGGTTGCGTACCGCGGGTCCCGCATCGCCGCGGTCATCTCCGCCATCGAGCGGAAACCGTTTGTGGTGTTGCTGGCCCGCGCCGAGATGAGCCGCGGCTCCGCCTGGGCGTCAAACCGCGCCTTCATGCCGCTGACCGCCATGTTCATCATGGAGACGTCGCCCGACTCCATCACGCGGTTGTACGCGGCGATCTCGTCTTGGCTGAAGTTCTTGGACGCCCAGACTTGCATCCTCGCGTACTCCTCCGGTCCACCGACGGACGCGACCACCCTGGCCTCGGACTCTGCCATTCGCGTGGTCTGCGCCGCCTGGTAGTTGGCGATGTAGCTGTCCACAAGGGAACGTGGAATGCCCTTGCTTTCCAACTGCTTGTACGAATCATCCGACAGCTTGCCGCTCTGCATGAACTCCGCGGTATATGCGGAGAATGCGTCCGGCTGCGGTTGCTGCGCGGCATCCGCCGGAGGGACCACGGGTGTCGGTTCCTGCGGCTTCTGCCCGGAGCTCATGCGCTTCTCAAGCTCCGAATACGCCTGCGCCATGTCCTCGACGGACTTGAACTTCTCGGGAAGCCATGCCGGACGCGGAGACTCGTCGCCATCCGACTTCGGAAGGACCTGGATGCCCTTCTCGGTTTCCACCACCAGCCGGGTTTCATTCGGAACGTTCGACGGGGAATCCATGTTCACGGGTCCCGTCTCCGGACTCTTGATCGTCACGCTTTCCATTGATTCCTCTTATTGCGGGGCCGCTCCACGGCCTGCCTGTGTGATCTGTGCGACGAGCTGCGGGTTGTCCACCGCGCCCTTCGCAACGGCATCCATGAGCTTCGGACCGTACTGGTCCTGCATCTGCATCTGCCGCTGCTGCGCCATTCTAGCCTGGATCTCCTCCTGGCTGACGATGAGTCCCTTCGTGTCGATGCCCAGGCTTGCGGCCCGGCGGGCAAGGTACTCGGAGATGTTGACGTATTCCTGGAGCATCTGCGGGCCGACGACCTGGGCCGCACCCGCGAGGAACACGTCGAGCTTGTTGAGATCGTTGCCGCGTCCCAGGGCCTCGATGCCCGTGATGATCGTCGGCTTGACGAACTTCTCCGGGATCTCGGGAAGGCGGTTGGCGCGCTGCATCCGGTCCATGACGCGGCGGACCAGGGGAAGCTGGAACTCCTGCGAGAGAACCGAGTAGATGCCGCCGAGCTGGCGCTCGATGGACTGGATGACCAGGCGGACCTCCTCCGCGGTGACGCGCTCGGCGTTGCGGATCGTGGCCTCGGTCAGCAGGAACGAATAGCTGATCCGCTCCTTGATGGTGTTCATCGTGAGCAGCGCCGTGTTCAGATCCGCACCCTTGTTGGCCTGGAGAACGCCGACGTCGATGGGGTTGCCCTCGATGATGTCGCCGCTGCGGGCGCGGGCCAGCGCGCGGATGCGCGTGGATCCGTTGGGGTTCACCAGGATCAGCAGCTTGGCCGCGGCGGCAGATGCCTCGACAATGGCCTGCGAAAGTCCCTCCAGCGACCGGAGATCACCGATCAGCTCCTCGACGTAGCTGCGGCCCCAGTCCTCGCCGTCAACGCGGCACATACGAAGCGGCATCCAGGGGCACTTGTCCTCTGGGTACGAGCCCTTCGTGGTTTCGATGACCTTCCCGCCGATCTCCTGGTGGACGCGGACCCGGCCGCGCACCCACTCGACCTTCGTGTACAGGTCAACGGTGTCCTCGTAGCCGGGCTTCGTCAGATCGACGTACTCGGCGTATTCCTCCGGCAGCTCGTACGGGGAGACGCATTCCTTCGTGACGATGCACCTAGGTCGGCCCATCGGGTCGCGCTTCACGACGTAGCTGTCCATCCGGAACACGCGCATACCGCCTTCGTTCGGAAGGTAGACGAGCACGTTGCCCGTGACGATCAGGTGCTTCAGCGCCTCGAACGTTCCGACGCGGATCTGCGTCGTCTCGATCTCCTGCATGACCGACCGCTCGATCTCCGACAGCGTTGAGTCGATCTCGGTCTTGATGTCGGCCATCTCGCCCAGCGGCTTGATCGCCATGTCGTCAACGACAAGGCGGAACATCGGCTGGTTTGGCGGAAGCAGGGACATCAGCAGGGCCGATGCCAGGTTGTTCACGCCACGCGCACCTAGCCCCTGGTACGGCGTGGGAAAGTCGGTGGCCGCCGTCGTTCCTGCCTCCGGCATCAGCATCGGGAGCGTGAGCTTGGCGCACTCTCGGGCGCGCTCAAGGTAGACGTCCCGCTGCGACTCCATCGACGTGTAGGTGGATTCGGCGGTCTTCATGGTCAGCTAGGGATGTTGAGGCCAGTCTCCATCGGGATGGTCAGCGCGGAACGTCCGGCGCCGCGGCGCGTGTACGCGTCGGATGCGACGGGCGCTCCCGATGCACCGCGCGCGGGGGCCATCGCCTGCGTCGTGCGTTCCGGGTTGATCGGCGGCCGCGGCGGCGGCTCCGGCATCGGCGGAAGCGGAGGGGGCGCTGGCATCTTCGGAAGACTCGGGCTAGTGCACATGGCTGGTTTCCATCCTGGCTTTGAGATGACGCTGGAGCAGGCGGACCACGGCGCGCTGGCCTGCGTAGTGCCACACGTCGCGCCGACGCTCGTTGAGATCCGGACACCGCTCGGGGATCATGCGCTCAAGCGCATCGACCAGCTCCCGGCTGACGGGCAGTAGATGTTCTTCTTGTTCGGGGTCCATAAGGGGAGTTATTTCCTGTAGCAGAAGATCACGCCGGGACGATATGAGAGTACCAATCTGTAGCCTGATTCAAGGGCGATGGCCTCGATCTCGCGCCGATCCTTCCTGGTGTTGACCGTCTTGACCAGGAACTGCGGTGTGCACCGGAAGTAGTGGGCCAGGTCCTCGATGTAGGCTTCCACGACGTCGGACTCATCTAGATTCTCGGAGAAGAACCGGGCCAGCCTACGTTTGAGTATGTAGGGGGCCGCCTCGTTCATGGAGATTTCGGTGTCCAGTCCGGAATGTCCATCAGCTCCTTCGGGAGATGGCCCCGCCTGACCATCTCCTCCATGTGCATGATCGCGCCGATGTTCCACCGCGCCGCAGCCAGGTGGTCCTCGTCGCGCTCCCCCATCATGTACCGCTGTAGGTGGCGGACCGCGGAGTCCATGAACCGCGAGACGGGCTGACCCTTCTCCCAATTTCGCTCCCCGTACTTGAGCGCGCCGCGCTCCAAGAGAACGGCGTCACGCGTCATCACGAAGGGGGACAACAGGTCGAACCGTCCCTTTCCGTTTCGGGTGTCGCGTCGGCTCCCGGTGGGGAACTCCTCGCGTTGCCCGCTGTCCTTCAGAGTGAAGCCATCGCCTGCGGTGGATTCCACAGCAGCACCTCCTTGTTGATGTAGTCGTCGTGCCGGAGAATGCGGGAGATTCTGGCCTGCTCGATGGCGTCGTGCTCGGTGAGCCCTGCCTTCTCGAAAGCGGCGCGGATCGCGGCCCACCGCACCACGGGATCGGTGCTTTCAAGGATCGACTCCGCCTTCTTCGGGCCGATGCCCGGACATCCCGGGTATCCATCAGCCTGGTCGCCGCACAGGGTCTGCATCATGTGCGCGTAGTCGGCCTGCTCGACGGAGATGTCCCACGCTTCGTCGGTGTCGGGATTGAACAGCCGTCCCGGTATCGTCTTGAGATCCTTGTCGATGGTGACGATGACGGCGTTGGACCTGGGCTTCGTGGACATGATGCCCATTACGTCGTCCGCCTCCAGATTGGGCCAGCACTCGACCCAATACGCCGTGGGTACGTATGCGCGCAGCTCCGAGTAGCACAGCGGCTTGCGGGTGTCCCTTCTGTTGGACTTGTAATTCGGGTAAACCGACTTCCGCCAGTTGCCCTTGTGCGACAGGCACATCACGACATCGACGTTCTTTCCGCCAAGCTTCTCGCGGATCCTGGCGACCTCGATGTCGAGCAGGACCTTCGCCATTCTCGCGTCCGAATGCAGGGTCCAGATGTCGTCGTCCCACTTCGTCGGGACCTCGACTGCCGCCGAGATCCTATGGATCAGGATGTCCCCGTCGATCAATG